GGTTGGTACAAGTACCACAATGTTGAAGAATGGTGTAAGTGGGCATCTAATATGTGGGATGATGTTCCCAAATTTTTGGATGAAACGTTTCCTGGATGGGAATCGGTAAGCGCTGAGGAAGAATTATATGAAGATATAATTGGGAGGGATGTTAAATTTAAAGGCTTTATTGATGTTGTTATCAGGGTGCCTCGCAAGAACGGAAGCTGGAAATACTGGATTCTTGATTGGAAGACTGCGAAGTCTTATGGGTGGGATCGGCGCAAACGTCAAGACACCTTAGTCCAGGCCCAAATTATTTTATATAAACATTATTGGGGAACTAAGAATAATATTCCAATGAAAGATATTGGGTGTGGGTTTGTTTTATTGAAAAGAGGTGGCAAACCTGGGAGCACATGTGAGCTTTTTAAAGTATCTGCCGGGCCCATGGCAATAAAAAAGGCCACAAAAATGGTTGAAAATATGATATATTCTGTCAAAAAAGGACTTTATTTTAAAAACAGAAACTCCTGTAGGTTCTGTGATTATTACAATACACCATACTGCATATAGGGAAAAAATGAAGGAAACAATTGGAATTATAGGACAAGGATTTGTGGGAGCTGCCGTACGAGAGGGTATGGGAAATACATTTAACATTGAAACATTTGATATCGATCCGAAAAAGAAGACGTCATGCTCAAATATATCAGAATTGGTTGATAAGGTTGATGGTATTATTTTTGTTTGTGTTCCTACTCCAATGAAAAAGAATGGAAGATGTAGTGTTTCTATTGTTGAAGCTGTGATTAAAGACATTAATGATGCTAACCATCGACTGAATAAGGAAGTAATTACTGTTATCAAATCGACGGTTGAGCCGGGTACTACAGATCGGTTAAATTCCAAATATTCATATGTTACTGTCATTTTTAATCCAGAGTTTTTAACTGAAGCAAATTCTTTTGATGATTATAAAAACCAAACGAGAATTATTGTTGGGGGCCCTCGTCCGGCGTCTACTAAAGTTAAGTCAGTATTCAGAAAAGCATTTCCAAAGACACCCATCATCAAGACCGGCGCCGGTGTCGCTGAAATGGTAAAGTACTTTACCAATTGTTTTCTTGCAACCAAGGTTAGTTTTGCAAATGAGATGAAACAAATTTGTGATGGTGTGGGCATTGATTATGACAAAGTCGCAGAATATGCACTGTATGATGAACGTATTGGAAAGTCCCATTTGTCAGTACCTGGACCGGATGGGTACTTGGGCTTTGGTGGACATTGTTTTCCAAAAGATTTGAACGCAATTATTTTTCTTGCGGCATCATGTGGTATTAGGCCATCTGTCATGGGGGCTGCATGGGACAAGAATATGGAGGTTCGTTCTCCGGAGGAGAGAGACTGGGAACATATGATCGGTCGTGCTGTTTTAAAAAATTGAATAAACGATTTCAGGTGTTGCTTTAATATTACTAGAAGAAATGAGGCCGACCGTGAAAAAGAAGAAAGTCTTAATGTTGTCAGACCATGCCTTATGCACATCAGGCGTGGGTACTCAGAGTAGGCACCTTATAGAGGGGCTACTACAGTCGTATCCAGGAGAATGGTCATTCCGTCAATTCGGTGCTGCAATGAGCCATAACAATTATGAAACAGTTGTGGTTAATGAAGATTTTATAGTAAAACCAATAGATGGATTCGGCAATCCAGAACTATTACGTGTTGCCCTGGCAACAGAGAAGCCAGACGTACTTTTTATCTTCACAGACCCTAGGTTTTTTATATGGTTATTTGAAATGGAAGATGAGGTGCATCAAGTATGTCCCATTGTGTGGTGGCATGTCTGGGACAATCGACCTACCCCTAGGTATAACGATGTGCTCTATGAATCTACGGATTTAATTAACTGTCATTCTCATTTGACATATGAGATGTGCAAAGAAAATTTTCCGAAAAAGACTAATTTCGTTCCCCATGCATTGCCTGAGAGATTATTTCACCCTCTATCCGATGAGCAGAAACAACAGTTTAAGAAACAAATATTTGGTGCAGATAAGGTGGACTACTTTACAGCTCTTTGGATAAATCGTAATGCCAGGCGTAAGAGACCAAATGATGTTCTAGAGTCATGGAAATTATTTATGGATCTCTTAGAGGAGAAACATGGCCACCGAAAGGCGGTGCTTATAATGCACACCGACCCTAGGGATGATGAGGGTCCAAATTTGTTGGCGGCCACCGACGCTTTAGGAATAAAAGACTCAGTCTTTTTTTCTACTGATCGAATAGAGTTTGAGCAGATGAATATAATGCATAATGTGGCTGACTGTTGCTTGAATATTGCATATGCGGAAGGATTTGGGTTGCCCACTCTAGAGTCAATGCAAACCGGAACCCCAATTATTGCACTAAAGACCGGGGGTATGACAAGGCAAGTCGTTGACCACCGGGATGGGAGTGAGAATGGTATTGCATTGCCTGTAGAATTTCAGTCGTTGGTTGGTTCACAGACAGTACCTTACATATATGAGGACTACGTTTCCTCACAAACAGTTGCCCAGGCTATATTAAGAATGTTTGAGTTAGGGACCTCCGGACGAAAGGAGGTGGGAAATAAAGCAAGGGATTACGCGTTGAGTGAATTCAGTTATCAGAAGACCATTGACTTATGGCATGAAACTATGGCAGATACAGTCACAAGTTGGAGATCAACTCATAAATTTTGGGAAAAAATTTCTCTATAAGGAAGTCATGAAAAAGGTTTTATTGAGAGCCCCGCTTTTGTCGTATTCTGGTTATGGTACTCATGCTCGTCAAATATTTAGGTGGCTTAAAACAGTCCCAGGTATTAAATTAAACGTTCAAGTTTTGGCATGGGGAATAACTCCATGGATGATAAACCCGGATCATGAAGGAGGGCTAGTAAGAGAAATAATGGAATGCACCGTTCCAGCTATTAATGAGAAATTTGATACTAGTATACAGTTACAATTGCCCAATGAGTGGGATCCCTCTATAGGTAAAGTGAATGTCGGAATGTCGGCAATTGTTGAGACAGACAGGTGCAATCCAAAATGGGTACAGTGCTGTAACAGGATGGATCACGTGGTAGTACCATCAAGTCACGCCAAAGATGCCATTGAAGCATCAGGTACCGTGACAGTTCCTTTATCCGTTATTCCTGAGGCATTTTATGATGAGATAACATCTGAAGACCTACATTCTCTAGACTTAGATTTTGATACTGATTTTAATTTTTTATTAATTGGACAGATGACCGGTAATAATCCGGAGAATGATCGAAAAAATATATTTTATGCGATTAAATGGTTGTGTGAGGCGTTTGCTACTGACGACAATGTTGGTATTGTAATAAAGACAAATTCAGGCAAGAATACTAAGATTGATAAGCGTGTGACACAAAGGATGTTGGAGCAATTATTAAATGAGGCCCGAAAGGGTCCCGGGCCGCGTGTACACCTCATACATGGCGCCATGAGCCAGGCAGAAATTGCGATGTTGTACAGGCATTCTAAAATTAAGGCTATTATATCCCCGACACGAGGGGAGGGTTTTGGATTACCAATACTGGAGGCCGCAGCGTCCGGTCTTCCGGTAATTGCCACCAATTGGTCAGGGCATCTAGATTTTTTATCTTTAGGAAAATTTATTCCATTATCCTATAGCCTTGAAGAAATTGATAAGTCTAGAATTGACGGTGAAATATTTATACCGGGATCTAGGTGGGCCAACGTTGATGAGGTAGACTTTAAAAAGAAAGTCAAGAAATTTCGAGACAGCTGGCATATGCCGACCGAATGGGCTAAAGAATTACAGTCTAAGATCATTCAAAACTATAGCCAGGATGCAATTAATATGCTATATGACCAACATTTAGGGAGGTACCTTTAAAGTTGTCTGTTTCCTGGTTATTATTTCTGCTGTTAACAGTTACATTAGTAATTACCTTTTTTTATGCAATTAAGTTTGCATTAATCATTATAAAAATGCAGGATACAGTTGAGGAAGCCCTTGATCTTTTAGATGAAAGTTATAAAAAAATTAATGAGATATTACAAAGGCCTTTATTTTATGATAGTTTAGAGGTTAGGCAAGTCTTACGAGAGATTCAGCGCTCACAAGATGCGGTACTAATCATTGCTAATGAGCTCACCAATTTTGATGATAAAAAAGACTGACAAATGTTTCCCTGGAGAAAATTTTGGCTAAGCCTAAGAAGAGAAAAATTAAGCGCAAAAAGGGAAGCAGCTACATGTACTTCGATGCGGAGACAGGCGCATCGATTCAAAAATTTACAGGGACTGAGTCCATAGAAGAGCGTTCCAAACTATATAAAGAAAATATATTTCCCGCTTTTGATAAATTAGTTGAGAACTTAATTTTCGTATATGGCTTCCTAACACCCCATGAAAACTACATAACGCTTAAGAGCGACTGTGTTAGTTTCTTGTACGAGACACTGCATAAGTGGGATGCATCTCGAGGTAGTAAGGCATTTTCATACTTTAATGTTGTTGCTAAGAATTGGCTGATTATGAATTCTAGGAAGTCAAAAAAACGTGTAAGTAGACATGTCAGTATTGATGATGCATCGTCTATGAATTCAGCAGATCGTCAACTTTTTGCAATTTTTGATTTTGTACCTCCTCCGGATGTGATTCTTATTAAGAGAGACTTCAGAAGAGAAATTATAGAAAAATTATTCGTGATAAAGGATAGAGTAAAGGGTGAGAAAGAGATATTATGTATTAATGCCATCATTAAGATCTTTCAAAATATTGACAATTTAGATCTTCTTAACAAACGTGCGGTCTTTGTCTATGTCAGAGATATATCAGGTCTTAACCCCAAGCAATTGTCAGTTGCAATGTCATGCATTCGAAAACACTATCGTGAAATAATTAAGTGTGAAAATCAGCGGTAAAATCTACCCGATAAATATTTAATTGTGGAGATTCAATATGGAAAAAATAGAAAAAATAGATAAGTCACTTGAGGTGCTCCACAAGACTGATACCAGGGTCAAAAATTTCTCTGATCTCTTAGACACCCTGGATGCATCGGATGATAAGAAAAAATTACTCTGGAAAGAAATTTACCAAAATGCTATTGTTGATCGCCAGAATGCAGGTATATTATTTACAGATGCTTATAAATCGATGCAGCCTGGTGTAACCGAGCATGTAACGTTGGGCCCCACATTAGCCAAGTACATCGAGAGGATGTGCAAGTCTAATGAACAGATCTTAAGATTGGCTGAGCTAATTGCAAAGGCAGAAGCCCGCACGGCCCAACTAGATCCGGAAGACATATTTTCTAAAATAAAGGACTGAAATGGGAGTATTGGAAGAAATTCAGCGAAGAGGGCCGGGCGTTTCACCCCCTAGTGTGGCTGACTATTTCAACCTTGCAGTTGGGGCCAGTGGTCAAATTATCCTTAAGGCAGTTGTGGTTGAGGTTATTTTTGATCCGGCGCAATTGGTCTCTCCTGCTCCGGCATTGCAACCTCCACCTCCACCAGATCCGGTTACCGGTGAGACGGACGATAAACAGAAGGGAAGACTGGGTAAAAAGATGACCGACCGCATCCTCCTTGAGGGTGCACCACGAAACAGCATTGTCGTTAGACTAGTCGGTAATGCAGCTGCTCGTATGGCCGTCAATTCTGATCTCCTATGTTATCCCCTATTTCCTCCTCATCTATGCCTTCCAGTAAAGGCCGGTGAACAGGTATTGATTATTGATCCCACCCCTGGACAGCTTAGCGACATTATGTACTGGATTTGTAGGGCGCCGCAGCCGGACTATGTGGATGACCTTAATTTTACACATGGTGATCGGGTCCTCATGGAGAGTCCTTTTAAGATGGAATTTGATGAGGATGTGACGCCACCTGAGAAGCCCGGGTTTGAAAATGGGCAGGGGACGGAGGAGACATGGACTTTACCCGAAATCAAGGATAGGCCCGGACCATATGATGAGATTTTCACCGGCTCATTAGCTAATAAGGCAATTACTCTAGAGCCGGTCCCACGATTTACAAAGCGCCCGGGTGACCTAGCCCTTCAGGGCTCGAATAATACGCTCATATGCCTGGGAGAAGATAGGGGGTACTCACCTCTCAAGCCACCCACAGACATATCAAATGCCAATTTTATTGACATGGTGGATGTTAAGATTGATGGTATGGCCAGCCTGGTTGACATGGCCAAGGCTGAAACGAGGATAGGCAGGGGGACAATTGATATTGTTGCCGGGCGCGGCCAGGCCCGGCCGGCAGTTATTCCTAGTGTGACTTCTAACACTAGGGACTTTGATGAGGTTAATAAGAACCCGGTCAATTTCCCCGCCCCAGGTTCTGTGCCAGATAATCAGGCTGACAAGCCCATGGAGGGAGATCCCGATCTCAAAAATGACCTGTCCCGGGTGTACGTTTCCATGAAGACTAACGGCGACGCCAATTTTGACTTGGCATATCCGGCATTTGCCGGTTCCCAGGTATCCGAAAGTCCGTATGTTATGGTGAAGTCAACTGAGGTCCGGATTGTCGGTCGCAAGGATGGAAGTGTCCGGATCGTCAAGGAGGGTACAGAAGGAGACGACCAGTGCATCATCACCATGTTGGCCGACGGTACCGTGGCGATAGATGCCAAGAAGATCCGGATCGGTGACGGGCGTAATAACCAGGTATACCTAGGTGAAGGTGCAACCCAAAAGCTGGTCCGCGGACAAAAGCTGGTGACGGCCTTCGAGAACTTTAAGACTGCATTTCTGTTTGATGTTGATACAGCACTCGGTCCCCTAGGGCCATTCCCGGTCATAATGGCCGGGCTTGAGATGACTCTCACTAGTCTAGTAGATGATATCACCGATGCACTCAGTCCGGTCTCAAGGACAAAGTAGGAGAGTAAGATGCCAGCAAAAGGAGCTCATGGAGAAGCCGGTGGCACTCACGACTCTGAACATAGCGCAGCACTAGTTACCGTACTGGATGGTTTTACCGCGTCTATGGAGGCTGCCTCAAAACCATTTGGAAAGTTGTTGGCGTTGACGGATATGAATGACTGGGCGACAAAAACCGCCGGTACAGATCTCCCGGGATTCATGGAAGACATGGCTGCCATCACAGCTCCACCGGCGATCGGTCTATTAATGGTCGCCGATGCTGAGGCAAAGCTCAATGCGGAGGGAGGTGGTTTGCCCCCAATACCGATCGCGATCCCAGCCATGGAAATTGAACTCACTGTCGGTGATCCGGACCTTGTCGAACCATTCGCCGCAATGGACCTGGCAATTGCGGGAAAACTATCTGCACAAATGGCCACCTTGGCAGTTGGCACTGTCTTCCAGCTGCCTTTCGACTTGTTGCTGAATTCGGCAAAGGGTTCCCCACCCACACCTCCTGATTTCGGAATCCTGGATGCCATTAAGGGTTTATTCCCCGGGGATCCTGATACTCCGGACATGGGAATATCAGCCGCGACCTACATGGCCAGCTGCCTGGCTGATAGATTTGTACCTCTTAAGGCATATGAGGGCGAAGGTGAAGGAGAGGGAGAAGCCGGCGGCGAAGAAGCCGCGTCAGAGGGTGAGGGAGAAGGGGAAGGCACTCCCTAGGGTACTACCCACCTTACTGATATGTGTGATATCTAGGTGGTATTGTGATGCCCACGTGGTGATATATAAATAATTAATTAGGTTTCCTTTATTTACGTACGTGTTAGAATTGGCCGGTCGCATATTTATGATTGACCTGGGTGATTTTTTAGATGGGAACTGAAACAAAACAGTACACTTTTAAGAGCGTTGGAAAGACGCGGGCCGATCTGTTAAATGAGCCCGGGCGTCAGACCAAGAATGAATTACCAATTGGGTTTAAGACACCTCTACAGTTTGAAGACCAGACTGACGGGTTATTCTTAATGCACAAGAGTCTCATAAACCAGGTTGCGGACAATTTAAAAAATTTAATTCTCACCAACAGTGGTGAGAGACTAATACACACACGACTGGGTGGAAACATTCTTCCCTTGGCCTTTGAACTGGGGAATGAAGAAATTGATGCTGAGATTATGGCTAGAATTAAAGCAACTGTTGAGGTATTCATGCCGTATATTAAACTAACTGATTTTCGCCCATTTAAGCAACAAAATGATGATCCGGAGAAAGTTGCCAAGCTAGGTTTTGTTCTAACATTCACAGCCCCCAGTATAAGCAATGAAGTTAAAGCTATTGAAATATTTTTAGATGCAGTTGGGTAGATAATGGCACAAGATATTCAGAAAAAAATTAGAAAATTAAAATTAAGAAGTTATCTGGCAAAGGATTTTGATTCCTTTAAAGCAGATATGTTTCGGTTTGCAAGAACTTATTTTCCTGATCATATTCAGGATTTTTCTGAGGCGTCACTAGGTGGACTACTTTTAGAAATGGCCGCGTATGTGGGAGACTCAATGTCTTATTATCTGGACTATCAATTCAACGAGTTGTTTCCGACAACTGCAATTGAGACCAACAATATACTGAGGCACTTACGTTCGGCCGGTGTCCCAATTGGGACGGCATCTCCAGCATCAGCGAGAATTACATTCTCAATTGAAGCCCCGGCCATCCTTGACACCGCCAATAACGTTACCAAACCAAGACGAGATGCACTCCCGGTGATCCTTAAAGATAGCGCCATGGCGTCCACTAGCGGAATTATATTTAACTTAACTGAAGATTTGGATTTTACACGTGTGGACGCTAGCGGTAAAATCCGCGCGGCAATTGAGGTTAAGACAGTTAATTCAAACACCGGCTTACCAACAAAATATAAACTAAGTCTTGAGGGTGATGCCGTTTCCGGAAAATTATCGACAGAGAGCTTCACAATCCCTAATCAACATGTACCTTTCCGTGAAATTGTATTGGCTGAGACAGATATATCCACAATTTTAAGTGTTATTGATTCTGACGGAAGTAAATACTACGAGGTTAATTCTCTTAGCGAGAATGTAGTCTTCGAAAAGACCGATGTCGCGCATGATTTTGCTGATGAGCAAATATACGATCTGGGGTTGTTACCGGCACCCCGGCGATTTGTAAAAATAGTTGAACCACAGGCCAAGCTGACTACACTACGATTCGGGACCGGAAACGCGGACACACTTGATAATGATATTCTACCTGATCCCAGTGATGTCGCACTACCCCTCTATGGGAAGAATACAATGTCTAGATTTGTCTTGGATCCTGCTACATTGTTAAACTCTCAGACATTGGGAATAGCACCACTAAATACTACCCTAACAGTAACATACATACACGGTGGAGGGTTATCTCATAATGTATCAGCTAATTCAATTACATCAATAGACACACTCAATATAAAATTTCCACGCGGCCCAAGTAGCATCATTAGTGATCAAGTTAGAGGAAGTGTTTCAGTAACAAATCTTAAACCTGCCGGTGGAGGAATGGCCGCTCCTACATTAAGTGAATTAAAAGAAAAAATTCCTGCCATGAGACAGATGCAATCACGCATTGTGTCATCACAGGATCTGTTGGCACGTGTATATACACTACCGAACAAATTTGGCCGAGTATTTCGAGCCGCAGTGGCACCGAACCCAAATAACCCCCTCGCTACAACTATGTTTGTGATTAGTAAGGATGCTGATGGTAAATTGGCCATATCACCTGATTCACTTAAGAAAAATTTAAGAAATTACCTAAATGAATATCGCCTGGTTTCTGATGCATTAGATATTGTAGATGCTAGGGTCATTAATTTTGGCATTGAATTTAACGTTGTTGTAAGCACTACTTCAAATCCCTCATTGGTAATTCAGCAAATCACATCACAATTATTTCAACTATTAAAAGTTGAAAATTACCAAATTGGTCAACCTATTATCTTAGCAAATATTGTGAATGCTGTCATAAATACATCAGGTGTAATTTCGTTAACTGAGATGCCTAGGGTCTTTATAAGGGTTGGGAACATAGAGGGACGTAAATATAGTACCATCAATTTTGATCCCTTGGCCAACATGACAAAGGGAATGATAATTCCACCGATCGGAGCAATGTTTGAGCTTAAATATGGGGATTTCGATATAATAGGAAACGCAAACTAGGTATCAGAATGTATTTTACACTAACAGCCAGTAAAGACACGTATATTACAGATAAGATCATAGAGAGCTCATTTAGTGCCTCTAATGCCAATGTGGGCAGGGCATCAACTCTAGATTTATTCAGGTTGTATAATGAGAGTAGCCTATCCGGTACGACTACAACAAATGAATTATCAAGAGCATTAATAAAATTTGACTATGACAGAATCGATAATCTGAAATTTACAGAGTTAGATTTAAATGCCGATAGTTTCGAGTGTCGTCTAGAATTATTTGATATTATGGGTGGCCAGGTTACGCCATCAAATTTTACCCTAATTCTTTTTCCATTGTCACAATCATTTGATGAAGGTCGTGGAAAAGATGTTATAGGTTTTAATGACCTAGACTCCTCTAATTTTATCACAGCATCTGTAACCAACGACGTCGTTAGTACATGGTATGCTTCTGGAGCAAATGCAGAAGGAGTTATAGATAAGACTAGTAGTTCTGGTTATCCAGCTAATATTGATATTATTGTGTCTGGTAATTTAAGTGACGGAGGTGGAAGTGTTGGACTTGGAAAAGCTCAAACATTTGTTTATGGAAATGAAAACCTATCAATTGATGTAACAACAATTGTTTCTGCCACAGTTGCTGGAATTCTACCGAACCATGGGTTTCGCTTATCATTTACTGGGTCCGAGGAGACAGATAAAAAGACGCGTTTTGTTAAGAGATTCGCTTCACGTCATGTAAGAAATCAATTACTAAGGCCTAGATTAGTAGTATCATATGACAATACAATTTTAGATGATCACAGGAACTTTGAATTTAATACTTCCGGAACATTATTTTTGAATAATTTCCATAAAGGAAAACCTGCAGATATTTTATCGGGAGCTGTGGACGTAGTGCCTGTCACCGGTGCAAATTGTATGCACCTTAAATTGGTAACAGGGTCATATGAAAAAGTGATATCAGCTTCTCAGCACCAGGCAGGAACTAAATTATCGTATGCAGACAAGGGAGGTGAGAGCTACAATTATGTGACCGGTGTGTATTCTGCTAGTTTTTCAATTCCGTTTTCAGACTCCAGCACAGTGACAGGAAGTGAAACCATAACCTCCAAAGCCTCTGAGTCAGGTTCAGTTAGTTTTACAACATACTGGTCGGATATTGATGAAATAGTTGGGTATCACACCGGCACTCTCACTATTAAGGTTCCTCAGAGGTCTTCGTTCGATCGTATTGGAAAAGAGCTTGATTTGATTGTAACGAACGCACGTTCTCTCTATAATTCTACTGAGAGAGTACAATTTCGGGTCTTTGGTCGCGAATTTGCTCGAAAAGAGCGTGCCCACAGAATTCCCTATCGAAGAGAGTCATTAATTTTCAATGAAATATACTTCAGGGTTCTGGATGTTGATACTAGGGATATTATAATACCATTTAAGAAAGATAATAATGGTACTAGGTTATCTGTAGATAGTGATGGAATGTCATTTCAGGTGTACATGGACACGTTACCTATAGGTAGAAATTACACATTGGAGTTCTTAATAAATGACCATGGATTTGAAGAGGTACTTGAGGCTAAAAATGTTAATTTTCGAGTTGTAAAATAACAGATGGGTGTAGAGAATAAAGATTTATTCAGGGCAGGTCTTTTCAGTCCTAGGATGGTTAATAGAATTGTGGGTAGTTCCCCTAGGATAATTGACCAAACCAATGCATCGTTACAGTCACTGGGTATAAATTCAGGGTCATTTCGATTTCACTCTCCAGGAGATGGACTTTCGTCAACCCAACAATTGCCGGTTGATTTTGCTAAATTTGAAAATCACACATTTTTTAATTCGGCTGAGGTAAAAGTCAATGTAGCATTTGATAAAATTATCAACGAATTTCCGTTTGATGGTGAAAAAGAAGAGGTTGAAGAATTTTTTGATAACCTCACTGGTTTCGAAAAATATGTCTTTGACCAGTTTCCAAAGTCCAAAAATTTTCTGTGGTTTTCTGGATCGGAGGATTTTGAAGAAGGTAAGTCTGAGAAAGGTTCCTACATAAAGGTTTCGGATCACGCTGGTGTTTTAAAACCAACACTATCAAAAGATAAGACCGGTGACGTCATTATAGATCCTGGGCTGGAATCGATTTCATTTGAGATGCATTTATTCTTACCCAAGATTGCTAATAAACCCCAGGTTATTGCCCAGAAGCTTTCTAGCAGCTACGACCTAGGTTCCAAGGTGGACAGGGGGATAACCATTGGGTTGGAAAAGACATCATCAACATCGGATGTCAATTTATGCATGATAATCACATGTGGGTCTAATAATGTCCTAACAGCATCAATGAATGTTGAAAAGGGTGGTTTTCGCCATGTATGTTGTGTGTTTGATAGAAACAGCAGCCATAATGTGATTAGGTTATATCAGAGTGGCAATCTTATGGCTTCGTCCTCGATAGGAAATATTGGTTTATTTAATTTTGCCAATAATCCTCTGTACCTAGGCACCGGTAGTCAACACCTATCACAAAGTAGTGCTGATGGGGATGGTAATACAACGTTTAATCCCCAACAGACATTTTCCGGTGCCATGGATGAATTCAGGATTTTTCATGATGTTCGATCTAGTGCGGAACAAAAAGCCTTTCAGTTAAAAAATATATTTGCCACTGGTTCTCTAAAATTATATTATAGATTTAATGAACCTACGGGGTCATATCAGTCAAACAATATAGTGTTAGATAGTTCCGGAAAGTCATTACATTCAACTATTACTAATTTTAGTGTACCACTAAGGGAAGAGTCCGGAATTCCACCATTGACTCAGTCGATAAAAAATGAATTAGCGAAATTTAACCCTGTCTTGTTTCCCACATTCACTGATTTAATTTTACTGAATTCAAAATTACTAAGTTCGGCTAGCAGTTATGACGTCTCTAATCCGAATTTGATAACTAAACTAATTCCCCCACACTACTTGACGCAGGAAAGCTTTGCCCAGGGTTTTGCGAATGAAACTGCGGATATTGGTAAATTGTATTCAACGGGCTCTGAGCCATTCCCGGGGGGTGGAAGGTTAAATTCTGGCCAGATTATTGCAACCCTATTATTTCTGTGGGCCAAATTTTTCGATGAAATTAAAATGTACATTGATTATTTTGGTGAGATGGGTCATGTCGACTATTCACAGACTGAGGGTATTCCGTCCCCATTCTTGCCATTTTTGGCTGCATCCGAAGGATTTATACTCCCTAATATATTCAGCAATCCTACTGCTGCACAATTTTTGGAGGGTGAAAATTTACTTACGGAGGCAGGATATTCCAACAATTCCTTAAAAGACCTACAGGATAAAATTTGGCGGCGTGTCCTAACAGGTATGAAAGACATTATACGAAGTAAGGGGACCACTTATAGCATTAGGGCACTTTTTCGTTCAGCCGGAATTGATCCGGACAAGAGTTTCGTGCTTCGTGAATTTGGGGGAGGTGTTGCTAGGGAATCATTTTCAGATTTGGCCCCAAGAAGGGACTCTGTTGAACAGTCAACAATGTTAGACATGTCCGGTGGACTGACATCAGTCTCCGATCCGGAAACTGTAAGTGTACAGGGATTTCATGCCAAATTGCCTAGGTTTATTTCACCCTTTCTATCAGGGACCAGGTATGAGGTGGGTTTTCCGGAAGCTCAAGGCCCTATGGATTTCATGGCAAATCAGGGTGTGGTATCAAGTTCTTACTTTACTCCTCACGCCTTTCATGGCATATCACAAAATAAGGATGACGGTCTGTTCACGTCGGGTTCATGGACATATGAAAGCTTTTATCAGTTCTCAAAACCCTCAGGGTCACTGAGGCATTTTGCGACTCAGTCCCTGACGAGGCTTGAGACGACGGGTTCAGGAGTTTTCCCATATCTTTCGTTCAATTTAGTGGCACTCTCCGCATCAAATAAGCACATAGACTCTGGCTCATTGAGACTGTATGCAAGACCCCGGACAACGGCGGTGGCCAAAGAGCAACCTCTATTTAAATTAGTACTAACTGGGGTAGATATTTTTGATGGAAATAAGTGGTACGTTTCTTTTGGTAGGGTTCGTAACGATGAAATTGGTTCACTTCATTCTTCATCATATTTTGTAAGAGCCGCTAGGCCACTGAATGGAGATTTGGCGGTACTTGCAGTCACATCGAGTCTTTTTGGTACCGGGTCCGTCGAGGACTCGGGCGAATTGGACGTTCAGGAGAATATCTCAACGAGTAACACTTTAGGTTGTTTTGTGGTGATAGGCTCACAAAGTTTGGCCGGGATGAATTCCTTTCTTAATAGGCTTCCAACTAGCATAGAGCCGAAAGAGGCGCTTAGGTTACAGGCCAAGGCGACTGATTTTTCCGGGAAATTTGGCCATCTGAGATTCTGGTCCAAGGCCCTTACGGAAACTGAGACTGTCGAGCACGCCCGTAATTTCAAATCGCTAGGTGTAAAAGATCCACTAATAAATTTTAATTTTTCTACGACACCCTCAGGATCATTTGGCAAATTGCGACTGAACATATCCACTGATCAGTTTGTGACTGAGTCAAATTCCAGTGGTGAGCTTACCTTGATCGATTTCTCACAGCAGTTTCATACATCAGAATCACAGAGTGCACATAATCAGGCAATTGTTCCCGGGATGGCAGGATTGGAACCCAGTCTCAGGATAATAAAGCCGGCTCATTTTGCATATAGTTTTTTTAACCCTAGGTTTGATGAGCGTGGTACCACAAACAAGGT